CTTGAACTCGAAGTTCACAGGTTCGCCTCCCTCTAATAGGTTAGTGATACTCTTACCTAGCTCTTTGGCTTTGTTGAGTAACTCCTGAACCTTTCCAGTTGGTTTTGTCATTTGGTTTTTGGGTTTTAAATTAGTACTGTAAGTATTTATTTTTGAAATAAATCCGTATTGAAGCAACTCTGAGGCTGTGCGTTGCTTTTCTTCTTTCATGAGAGTTTCAAGAGTCGCTCTATCATAGCCGGTTCTTTCTTCGTAAATGTCAAGAATAGCGTTTTGCTCTCTATCAATCTCATCGGCTAAAATTCTTAATTCATCGGCTTTCAAATAGTCCCATGAACCACCACGTACTTCGTGAATTAATGCACGGCTGTTTGGGTTTGCCGTACGATTTTCTTTTGGGGCTGCCAATAGTAGGACAATAGCCATAGAGTGGCAACCTCCCTCAACATTGCAAAATAGAGTTTTACCTGAAGTCCGGAGTACATCATAAATCCTTAACCCCTCAGAGGTTGTACCGCCATCACAGTTTATATTAAATTTGAACTCAGTTTCCTCTGGATTTTCATCAAATATTTTGTGGATCGTATCAGCAGAAAAAGAGAAAGACTCTCCCCCGTCCATATCGGTCAACCAAGACCAAAATATGTCTTCTTTGTCAATCGGTTTGTAAACTTTAATCTCTTTCATTGTCTCTATTTTTCACAAAAATAGAGGTGTTTAAAAATTAATGTTTGTAAAAATTCTTACAACATCGCTAAATAAAAATGGCCGAACTTCTCAGCCCAGCCATTCCATCAACAAATTATCACAACTTCAAAAATTAAAAAGTTCCCCTCGCTTGCACATCGGTGTAGTTCTGATCTGCTTTCCTAATATCCTCGATTGCTATCCTGACATTTATTTTTGCGACTGCTCGCTCCATAGCGTCCTGAATGTCTTCTTTACTTATACCGCTTGACTCGTTTGATTTTCGAGCCGTATAACCTCCATCGTTTGTAAATTTTGGAGTTCCTCCGCTTGCGAATATTGTACTTGCGCTTTTGCTTCCCAATGGGATCCCTCCGCCCATCTCATTAATCATACTTGCCATCTGCCTAAGCGCCGGGTTACGATATACGCCTTTAGTAAGTATCATTTCGTCTCCCTCTACTTCGACTGGTATTCCTCCCTGCGCGTGAGAGTTTCCTTTGAATACATTACCTAGGGATGCCTTTGGAATTGGAGTAGCGACAATTGTCCCAATCTCTAAAGCCCCGGCTAAGCCTACTGCAATTGATAGAGGAATGTTTGGCAATGCTTCAACTACCGCTGAAGCTGTATTGATAATTGCCTTTACGACATTCAGTTCCTTTTCCCTTACGGCCTCATCGTGTGTTATCTTTGCTTTCTTCTTGTCAAGATCAGCCGTTGATGCAGCAACTTGCTTATCATGTTCTTTTTGACTGATTGATCCTTTCTTGAGTCTTGAGTCTAAATCAGCAATCTTTTTGGTATTGGCATCCTCGGCATCTTGTAGTTGCCCGGCCTCAATGGCTTTGTTTAGATCGTTCGCTCCACTAAGAATCCCTACTACTGAATCAGCATACTTTTTAATTGACTCAAACTTAGCCTTGAATTTTTCAGTATCTAAATCAGTGTCAAGCTTTGCATACTTCGCATTGATAAGAGCAACACTTTCACCGGTTAGTTTTGCAGCCTCAATTTCTTGTTTTCGTTCTTGCTCTAACTTTTCAGCCTTTAATTGAAACTCCAGGTCGATGTTATCTATTACTGCTGCAAGCTGATTATTTAGGTTTGTTGTTTGAATGTCTTTATTTCGCTGACGTTCTTTTTCTTCCCAGTCTGCATTAGCCTGTGCTGTTGCTGTTCGCCCATTCTGCCTGATAAGTTCTACCTGTCTATCGTGTTCAGATTGGTATTCCGAGTCAGAGGATAATTTTGCATTCTGCTCTTTTATCTTTTCTTCCTCTTCCTTTTTTATAGTAGATAAAGTATTTTCATATTTCTGGAAATCAGTTTGTTTTGACATAGCGATTAACTCATCGCTCTTTGATTTATTTAATTGTAATTCATACTGAAGAGATGAAACTATCGTATCAAGTTTAGATTTATTCAATTCCTTGATCGAGTCATTCTTTTTCTTTTCGGCATCTACATATTTAAGAGTGGCCTCCTCTGCATTGATTTTTTTATATGCTAGCTCTTTGTCAATTATCTTTTTTTCATCATTCCAATTTGACTCAATCATCCCGATACGTTCAGTGTAGTACGTATCATTTGTAAGTAACTCAGCATTGAAATCTTTTTGCTTTTTTACTTTAAGGTTATATATATTTTCAAGAGATTTTAATTCCTTTTCCTGTTGTTTCTCAACACTGGCTCTGTTCTTTTCCTGTTGCTGTTTTGCCTTTTCCTCTGCTTTCTCTTTTTTGGCAATTGCAGCATCTTCGAGTGTATCTTTTTTGTTTTGTGCTTTCTCCTGGATTGAAATATCCTGTTGATTGATATCCTCACGTTTTAATAATGCAGATGTTAGGGTTTTTATTTCATCATCTGATATTTGTCTTTTATCTTGAAGTTGACGTGCGTACGCTGATCCCTCAGTTCTAAGGCGTTTTATTTCTGTTGCAGTTAGATTTTTACCTATTATAATTTTATTTTCTGCTAGTTTTACCTCCTCATCATTTTGCGCTTTACTTCGCTTGAATATTTCAGTACTTTTTTTCTGAGCTTCATCGAGTAGTTTAATTCTTTCTTGTTCCGATAAAGTTCTATTTTTTGATTGTAGCATTAATTTTTGAATCTGAGTTTCATCTCTCTTATTCTTAATGTCGATACCGTCTTGACTATCCTCTAATTCTTGTTGCGCTTTCTTTAATTCGGCCGCCTGCTTTGCGGCTCCAGCCATTGCTGAACCTAACCCCTTAGTGCTTTCGGTCAATGATTTTTGACCAGTGAATAAAGCTATCACAGTATTTTTTAAGACATCGAATATAGCTCCTAATGCCGCTAATGACTGTTCGACTGCATCTACTACCGGCTTGAAGTTTTTAAAAACTGAGTACAGTCCAAATAAGGCTAATGCTATAGCTGCAATAATGGCTCCAATAGGATTAGCAACCATTAACCACATCTGTTTTGTAGTTGCAGAGAACCCCTCTTTCATTCCCTGAAGACCTGATCCAACCTGACCAAGAGTACCCGGCATTTTTGACATTGATCCAATCACTCCATTCGTTCCACCCTCAAGGGATTTTATTTTCGATTGGTTATCCTCTATACTTTTTGTTAGTAGCTTGTACTCATCGGTTCCCGTTTGATTTGTGCTTTGGAGCATTTTTTGCTCTTTCTCCATTTCAGCAGTAGTCTCTTTAAGTGCTGTAAGCTCCTTGACTGCTTTTATTATCTCATCTTTATAATCTCCAACTCTCCTAACATTTGAACCGGTTGCAGTGTCTACGTCTTTTAATTTATCGCTTAACTCCTTAGCTGATTTACTAGCTTCAACGGTTCTTATGTCCATAGATCCGTAAGTAAATGCCATATCTTTAGCTTTCTGATTCAAAACAGCCAGTTGCAACTCGGCTTTTCTATAAGCCCCAGTTTCGCCGTTCACGGATGCTGTATTTGCAAGAGCAATTTTCTGACTTGATGCTATTGATGCAGATAAGTTTTTTATCTGAATATTATTTACGGCGATAGCTTCAGAATTCTTTCCGTAATCCTTTGCCATTTCTCTGTTCTCTGCACGGAGTTTTTGAATTCCCGCTTGAGCATCAGCCATGTTCTTTATGGCCTCCTCCGTTTTCATGTTTACGGTTAGGAGTATCTTTTTTTCTGTAGTATCTGACATGATTTATAGTTTAATTATTTCGCATTTAGTTAGTTGACCACTGATATAATTCTTAATTTTATTCACGTAAAAGAACGCTCCGTATTTTTGAATATAGACCGGGATAAAGTGGTCGAATTCTTCAATATCCTTATCAGTAAGCCAGAACTCTTCGTCTATCCATTTTGCCCGGTATAACATTTCGATTAATCGAGCGTAATAGTTATCAACGAATGATTGAGCGTTTACGTGATTGGCTATCTTAGCATTCATTTGAGCACTCATAAATGTAACCTGACCATTGCTTATTTCAACGATGTGAGGCTTTCCATCTTTGAACGCTCGTGTTGTTACCTCTCCATCTACTTTTACATCCTCAAGCGGAATGCTTGCCACTGAGGTTCCCATAGAGAGTGCATCAAATCCGGCTTCTAACTTGATAGAGAATAAATCTTTCTCTAGTGGTAGCGTTTCATTCATGATAGAGAACACGCCTTTATCCGTTACGATGTCGGTCGAGTTATCATCGAATTTTATGTTGTTCTTTTGGCCGTAACTGCGAACGGTAAAATACTTGTCTGTTTTATTATCGTTGACCTTGTTACTCCAATCTTTCTTCAGTGATTTGTTGTCATACAATTTTTGCATCGTGTAAGCGAATACTTCTTTTGTATCGTTGTTTACCTGCACTGTCAATCCGTACAGCTGGGTGAACATTCGAAAGAAATCTAGTTGCGTATCAAAGCCTAGATTTGGAGCAAAAGGGATAACTCCAGTCAATGGGATTGTATCAGCAACTACGTTTGTGAATGTGATCGTATTTACAAAGAAGTTGTATTTAGCAACTGGCATTACTCGAACACTTTGCACCTTTACTTGAATTTGGTCTAGCTCTGCAAGCTCTACCTCCTGAGTAAACGTCCTTGTCTCTCCACTAACTGCCAGTGTAAAATCATTTGTGTAAATTACTATGTCTGTTGTTTTATTTCGGATCTCAACAACTTGTCGGCTTCCAATATTCCCGGTTCCAACAACTGAAAAATTAATAGTAACCTTGCACGCTGCTGGTGCGTTGTAAAGTATCCCTATCGGACTAGTGCTTTGAACTAATGATCCTGTTCCGGTAGTAAGGATATCAAAGGCTACCAATGTAGTAGTATCAATTGAACCTCTATTCTCACACTTTGCTGATGCGTTGTAAATCAAAAGGCTATTGGTATCAGGAATAAGAGTGCTAATATTGATTGCCTTTTTTGACATTTCAATCAATGGGACATTGGTGATTAATGGCATGTAATTGTTTGCATGCAATATCTTATCAATAACATATTTCACAAAAACGAAAGGGTACTGATTTCCTCCGGCATTGTTAGGTATTATTTGTTCACCTTTGGTGTAGATAGCGGCTGCCATACACCAGCCTTTGTCGTTCGAAGAGTTGTAGTCATCAAAGAAACCATAGCCTGATCGTTGGCAATGTCCCTGATTTAATTCGCTCGTCAGATCAAGCTCACTCATTGGCTTTGATTCAAGCATTGAAAAGAAGTCAGCATTAGAACTGAGAATCTGAACTTCTAAATACTTGTTTGCTTTCGTAAGTATAAGATAGGATCCTATCCCGGCAATCAATGAGTCATTTGAAAATAATCTGCAATTATGTCGTTTGTAAGGAAAGTCAGTTATTACATCCAGCTGATCAGAAAAGCCGAACATCTGACAATTATTGTGAGTAGGAGGGAGCTTTAATGATTGGGAGTAATCCGCCTGTCTATCTTTTAACTCTGCGATATCATTCGCTTGTTTTGTCATTGCGGGTTTATCATCTCCCAGGTCTGCAAGTTTCCAAAAAGTAGTATCTCCAATTTCTATTTCAATGTAAAGTTTGTACATATCATCTCATTTTTTGAATTATTTTCGAAATAGATTCTTCAGACAGGTGGAAGTATTCGGCCGTGTTAGTTCGTGACTGCATACAAGTATTTGTTTTTCGCTCATTAATGTAGAACTCGTATATCTTGAAGTCCCTCGATACAGTAGAGCGGAGCAAACCAGATGACATCATTTTGTCCAACATTGTTTGCTCCATTGATAATATGATTTCGTAGGCGCTCATTAAAATTGTAGTTGTGGGGTTGGGAGATTAAAAGTAAACTCAATGTCTTTTGATGTCGCGTTGGTGTCGTTCTCATTCTTTCCATCTCCGTCAAGCGTGATTGATTGCCAAAGCCCTGATGCCTCATTGAACCATTCGATATATGGAGAGTAAATCAACCGGCTTACACACTCGTAATCATTTTCACTGATAGAGGATGATCCGGCCTTTATCTTTTCGCCCGCTTCCATTCCTACTACTTTTTCAAATCCTTTCACTAGCTCTTGATTTTGAACGTATGGATTGAAAGTGATTTGATTTGATACTGATCGGCTAGCAAATTGACGATAACCAAACATCCAATAGTCCCAGCCTCCCTGTTGATTGACCCAACGAATATAGAAAGGATTGTCCGGCATATCTGGTGAGTCAATAGGCATCATGAATTGTTTGTAGTCATCGCCCGCCGGTACCGTGATAGGCTCGTAATCATTATCTGTGATAATCCGGCCCTGGTTATCTCTCAAAAATTTATCAAAGTTCTGATTTGATATTTCTATTGAGTTATGTTTATCAACAATAGGAATCACAAACACATTGGCAGCTACCTGAGTGAAGTCTAAGCCGTCAAATCGTATGAATGTATCACCGGTGCGAAATGCAAAGCTTACAATCTCCAGAGGATAACCAGCAAAGTATTTCAACCTGTCAAATTTTGTCATGAAATGTCCCCGCTTATCAGTCAGAGCGGATGATTCTTGAACCTGAACAACTGCATTGACAGCCGTAGCGTTGTACATCTTTGCGTCAATATCATTAAAGACGGTGTATTCAACAAAAAACATCCGATCTACCCAACATGGAGTGCCGGATATTGGAGTGATGCCATCACTTATTCCGTTTCTAAGGATATTCTTTATATCAAAGTAAGCTTCATTATTTAGGTATTCGCGCTCAAGCGTGATATACTCGACTGGCTTTGCTGTCCAGTTTCCAAAAGCGAGATAGATCTTAGCCTTTGTTTCTGCTTGCTTTTCAGCCTTGATAATACAAGGGTTGAAAATGGTGTGTAGATCTCCGGGGTATAGGGTTATGTTCATGGCTAAAAATTAAAAATGTCGTTGACTAATTCCTGTTCGTAGTAGTTGATTATTCGGTCTGAGATCCTTTTGTTGAACTGCTCAATTGGTGTATCGAAAATGTCTTGCGTTTGCTCGGACCTATAAAGTTTCGTTCCCTCTTTCATTATTTTCCATTTGACAGCATTCACCCAAAGATTGAACTGCTCTTCGTTTTGGAAAGAAATCCCTTTCGCCTCCACCCATCGTTTTAAAATATCGATGAAGTCTTTCGGCACTTTCCCGGGCTTTCGTCCACCTTTCAAAACTCCCAAATAACTAGCCCCGAGTAATTGACCTGTCAGGCCTCCTATGTTTAGTTCGAAAGCTTCTTTTGTCTTTCCTGATGCAACCTGTCCGGCTTGTACGTGCCGTTGAACAATGTCCGATTCAAGCGACTGAAGCTCTTCGTAAAGGATTTGATCCGCGTTCATCTTTTCGACTCGATTACTTTGTTGTATCTTACTTGAAATTTGTACTCTTCTAGATCGGTGTAGAGGATTCCGAATACTTTCCCATACTCCCAGTGCAATATTTCATCAGGATCCTTACTGTATGCTTTAGCTAGCGCTTTTACAGTTCCGAATTCACCCACCTTTTTACTCAAGTCTTTGACTCCAGCTCTTTTCTCTTCAGGTGTGGGTTCGTAGTTCAGCAACTCGACTTCTTTCCCCATCCAAAAGCGAATTCCTTCTGTTATGTCTTTGAAATAGGTTACATATTTCTTGTAACTTGTACTCCTGGGCTTGAAACCATGTAGGCAAATGAATATGCTTTCTATCTTTTCGAACTCCCCAGAGTCACTGGCTAGTATTTTACCTAGTTGGATCCGATGGCCGAAATTCATTTTACCCGCTTTAATATCAATCCGCTCTGATTTTGGAACGGTAAGTCTTAATTTCTTCCTAAGTTCTTTATAAAATTTGCTCATTCTGACTATTTGATATTAAAAATTGCGTTTTTGTTTCTTTTGTTTGATACTTGCCGATGGACAAACCTCATTTATTAGATTTAAACGTGTCGTTTTGCTTACGTTTTATCAGCACATATTTTGTTTACAATCGAACTGAAGCATGATAGACACCTCGTTCGCATCAAAGCGGGGTAGAGGGGTGTAGAACTTGAATATATCCACTCTGTCAAACTTTCCTGAATTGTTGTAAGCCTCCATAAATGGAAGTACGGCTTCACTTTCAATCTGATTCCTGAGTGCCTCTCTTTCCATTGCCGTGTTCTGAAGCTCACAGAACCTACAGAAGTAAATCTGCACCTGGGTAGTCTTTTGTTTGACGAATTTACCTTTAGCGTATGCACCACTGACAAACTCCTCTATGTAGGCAAAGCGAGCATCTAGACTCTTTTCGTCTGCATTAAGATTCATCATTCTGTTTTCTTCGTACTCAACTGGATAAAGAGGACTAACCACTTCATTTACTGTTACAGTAGCACACGTTTCAACGATTGTTTTTAATTCGGCTAGCATTTTGTTATCTTTTTAGCAGTTCGTTCTTTGAGAATGAATAATCCTATTGTTAGAATCAAATCTAATGTGACAGGAAGTGCAAAGGCCTTAGGATTAAACACAAGACCAAGGCCGCAAAGGAGTAGTAATACAATGGCTATAAGTAGCATTCTGCTATAGATAGTGTAAAGTTCAACTAATTCTGATTTACTCATGATTTCGATTTTTAGTAGGATATCTTTCGAATACCTTTTTGTTTTGGTTTTAATAAAAAATACATTCCCATGATTAGCATATCCAAGTAATCCGGTGAATTACCTAAGATTGCTTTCATTTCCTCTTTGGATATAATGCGTTTCTTCTGAGTATCATCTAGTCCGGAAACTTCCTTTAGAACTGCTAACTCCTCTTTTATTCGCTCTTCTTGCTCCTTTGTACAAATGATCCTGATTTCACGTTTATTAATCACATCAGCAAGTTTATAAGCGCATTCGGATTTTAAGTTTGCATACTTTGTTGAGTTGATAGCAGTTCCACCATTATGAAACTCTTTTATACCCTCAATATAACTTTCAAGAAAAGAACCTAATCCGTCACTATCTGCAACTGTTCTACTTCTTCCAACTCCATCTGATGCCATTAGTGATTTTAAATCAGTTTCAATCATCTTTCCAGGAGAGTAAGGCTTATCAATTGCAACCCTACAAACTAAACCTCTCCAAGATCCAGCAACAAATCTATCGCGACCTTTCATCGCTAAATCAGCACTTATACTTCTATCGCCACCTACTTTTACATGTTCATTCGTGAAGCAATCGCATATCGCATCGTAATCAACCAACAGTGTAGGATCATCGTCAAACTCCCAGTTTCCATACAGCAATCGCTCTTTCTGATTTTTTGAAAGCGTTCTTTCTAGATTTAGCAAATACCCTTCAGGAAGTTGTTTATTATCTTGTGGTAATGCCTGAACAAACCGCTTCCAGTTTTCCAGTTTTCCGTCTTTATGCTTTTTATAATAATCAGAATAAAGAAAGTTTTTTGCCGGATTACAGGTGATTAGTAATTTTGGAGTTAGATTATAGACATCATTCTTCCATCGGCCAATGCTTGCCTGGAGATTACTTTTCGCCTCGATATTAAACTCGCCTCCCTCTTCAATCATACCACGAGTCATTTGCATTGATCCAAATCTTTGATACATTGGATCAGTTGGCTTATACGCTGCATCAAGCAAGTAGACTCGACTTTTATTGTATAGCTGGAAGTAGTTATCATTACCTTGATACTTGAAGTATTTTTGCGACAACTTCCAATCCTCAAATACTTCATGGATAGACGGAATTGTATATTTCCTTAAATCAATCAGCTGTCTACGAGAAATAAAATAGAATGTTTCAGGATAAGTAAGAGCATCGCTGAATATCAAAGAGCAACCTAAATATGTTTTTCCTGAACCTTTTGATCCTCCATAAGCAATATCTGTTACTGAGTCATCGGTCCACAGTTTGCAAACTTCCTTTTGCTTTTCATTTCCGTATGTGTTGAATGTAATTTCCATTACAATACTTTCATTCCTGTTATCTGCTCTAGTTTTATCGGATCTCCATCCTTTCCGGTGAGTTCTTGACGCTCTGCAAGTCCCAGCTTACTCATCGTCAATCTGGAATTGAATGCTCCTGACATTCCACCCTCGAAATGTTGAGCGTCGATGATTTGTCTTACACGTAAGCAGACGTCCCAATACGTTTCGTACTCAGACTCCTTAGAATATCTTTCAAATGTTGATTTGCTAATATCTAGGTAGTTGCATAGTGCCTCAATGGAGTATGCTCTTTGTTGTGGAATCTTTACTACCTGACTTGTGAAGTTCTCAATACTTCCATACTTGCGTTTTGAATAATCTTTTGGTAGTTTTTGAGGTTGTCTTGGCTGTTCTATCAGCATCCATGGGTTTTCATTTACCCATTCAAAATACTCACATGATACTTTCCAAAGCTTTTCGGGTGAATAGCTTTTTGGCTTTACTGGGTTTCCCCACATCTTGTGTCCTTTAGGTGCTGCACACATATCAAACATATTTTAATGTTGTATAATTTGGATTTTGTCCATTCAACATTGACTTTAATGTTGAATATTTTATTCCATAATTTCCTATTCTAATCACTTGAGTTACTGAATCAAATATTTTACCAGTATTAGTGTCTTTCACTTTCTTTGAGAATCCATTTTTTGATTCAACATTGATAACTGGCTTTTTTAATCCAATCGAATATGCATGCTTTAAATTATATGATTGAGTACACCACTCTAAATTTGTTACCGAGTTATTTAATTTATCCCCATCTTTATGGTTCACAACATTTAATTCATTTTCATTTGGGATAAAGTATAAAGCAACGAGCCTGTGTATTTTTACAGATTTCCCTTTTAGATTTACAAATGCATACCCCTCTGTATTTACACCTCTTTTAAGTATCTTCCCGCTTTTGTCATTTATTACATTGCCGAAATCTGATATTTTATAATTCGTCCCTTTGATTTGTTTAAAGTCTTCTTTAGGTGCTGGCATAGTCAATGAGTTTGCAAGTTTATTTGTATTATTCCTTACAAATGTAGAAACTTTATTTCGTATAAAAATGGATATAATTGATTGATATTTAGCTTTTTATTCGTTTAGTATTACAATTGTAATTCACTTTGTTTTCTTTTATTTTGCTTAATCATCTGATATCTAGATTTTTTGCATTTACATTTATTTCATTAATTCTTCACAAAGTTTCACGAAAACTTTTTTCAATAAACATCAAAAAAAATACACCTTTGATTTCTCATTGGTGTATTCATAACCCTAGGAAAGATATTCTACATCGCTAACTAAAGCGACATTCCTTTTATGCCGGTTTAATTGTTAGTTTTAATCCTGGGTTTGGTTTACTGATCTTAGCATTTCTTCCTCTGCAAATGCTAAGTTGGCTTGTTTCTGTTTTAGTTTATCTGCTAGTTTTAGATATAGCTCATCGGTGCTTTCATCAAAGAATAAAGTTTTCTTTCGCTCCTCTTTATATTTTATCATGTTGTTAGCAACCTTAGTCACTTGGCCTTTTGCCGATATGTATTTTTGGAGAAGTGTTCCATATCCTAGATCCATTCCCGATTTTTTATCAAAGTAGTGGTGATAAAGAGTAATCCTCTTTCTCGGCCATCTGCATTTATACTTTGCCGTTCTCCAATCAAACAACCACATCCACCGATCATACATTGACCTTGGGATCTCTACGCTATGCAGGAACGTTTCTTTTTTATCTTGCATACATGGGTGAGCATCTCTTTCGAATGCATGCCACGATAATTCTATGTACGGTTCGATCTGAATATCTAAACTCATTTCCTTTTCCTCCTTTTCTTTAAATTGAATATTCGTTTCCGTTTTGCTTTTCGGTACTCTGCAAGGCCGTTGATATTCTTTGCCCACATTTCCCGATTAGCGTCTGCAATCTCTTGGTTCTTTTTTGACTTATGTCTGTCAAGAGCCACTTTCCGATCTGATAAAAACTGATTTTTAGCGTTCATGATTTTTAAAGGATCCACGACCCCGAAAAACTCTCCGAACTTCCCTAGTTTAAATTTTAGAAAGAATAGAGCGACCTCGGCAATGTTCAAGAAATAGCAATCGAAATAAAACAAACTTGATAATTGGTTTATCTGAGCTTCGTTTAGCTTTTCCTTTACCCCGGTGAAGTTGTTTAAATCAAAGAATTGTATTTTGATCCATTCGATTATAGCTTCATTTCCGTACGTATGACCAATTAAAGACAGTTTCGGGTATCTCATATCAAAACAGTCTGCAAAATCAGCACAGCGGGCAGCTATGGCATTCTGAATGCTTGGATTAAATCTAGTCAGGAACTGTTCATAATTTCCAAAATCAGTTCGTACGCGTTCTATCCTCAGCGATAAGTCGCTCGATATTGCTTTGGATGGTAGTAGTGATTGATTCACTTTCACTAATTTTCCTATCTTTTCCATTTTGAATTTTTAAAGGAAGCCATCTCCCAAAGTGGGATTTAGCCTCCATGATTGTTTTTTCTGTTACACCCTCGTTCTCTTGTTGAATGAAGTAAGCATCTACCCAACTAAGCAAATCAACTTTATCAAGATTGAAATTTTTTAATAACCGATGAATGTGTAATTCATCAGACAGGAATTCTTGTTTGCATTCATCAAGCGATAATTTATACTTTTTGATGAACTCATCGAAGACTGGGTTGTCGGGTTTCTCTTTCTTCTTTTCTTTTTTGTTTAGTTTATCTTGTTTAATGTTGTCTAAACTTTTTTCGTCACTTTGGGTACTACTTAGGGTATCACTTAGGTATACACTTTGGGTACTACTTAGGCTAAAATTATTTAAGCCTATTATTGCGTAACTTGTATATTGCCTCTTTACTTTTCCGCTTGTAAAATCTATCAGGCCCAATTGCTTTAAACTATTTCTAACCCTGATTAATGTTGGCTCACTCATACCGCACTC